CCAAGGTGAGTGGGGGATCGGCCACCAACATCGAGGGCCGGCTCCGGTTCATCGGCGACCCCACGACGGGGCCGAAGTACGAGGCCGAGTTCTGGCGCGTGACCATCCGACCGGACGGGGTGATGGGCCTGATCGGCGACGACTTCGCCTCCACGCCCCTCACGGTGCGGGTGGAGGACGACTCGGTGAACCACCCGGCGCCGGACAACCTGTACCGGCTCCTCCGGCTCGCGTAGCCCGTGGAGTCGATCACCGTTGGAGGTCGTCGGTTCGTCCCCGTGGGCGAATCCACAATCGAGCACGACCTCCACTTCATGTCTCTGATCGAGCGGGCCGGGCTCAGCGACCTGGCCGTGGCCGAGGGGGAAACCCCGGCGGAGTTCGCGCAGCGGGTGCTCAAGGCCTGCAGCAAGGCCGGGGCGGTGCTCGAGCTGCTCGGCTGCCTCCTCATTCCCGAGGACGCCGTGCCCACAAGGGAGCCGCACACGGAGCCGGGTCGGGTATGGACCCCCGAGCTCGCCCGCGCTACCCGGGTCCACCTCGGCGCCGCCACCGATGAGACGGACAAGGCTACGGTCCAGGGGGCCATCCTCGGCCTGCTCATCCATTTTTTCGAGAGCGGGATCGTCTCTTTGGGGACTTCGCCGACGTCTTCCAAGGGGGCGGTCCCAGAAAACGGGAAGCAGAACCCCGGACCGGCGCCTTCGGGCGATGGGCCGAGCTCGTCGGCGAGATCACCGATGGGGACTTCGATCGTGGGCTCCGCGTAATCCGCTGGCCACTGCGCGAGGTCCTCCGCGCGTACCGGAGACGAGTGCGAGAGGCAGCCATGAGCACCTACGATCGCGACATGCTGATGTGGGCCATTCTGGCCCCCTGGAGCAAAAAGAAGAAGAAGCCGCCCCGCCTCCCCAGCATCCTCCGGGGGCGCTGACCCATGCCCAAGCCCGACGTCCGCGTACGCCTCTCCGCCGAAGGGCAGAAGGAGATCGCCGCCGCCTTCCGGACGATTCAGGCCGAGGGCGGCCGCGCCGGGAAGGGCACCCAGAAGGAGTTCGCGGGACTGAACTCCGTTCTCTCCTCCACCCGCGCCCTCCTGGGTGCCGTGGGGATCGGCTTCGGTGCCATCACCGCCACCCGCGGCATCCGGACGTCCATCAACGAGCTCCGGGAGTGGGAAACCGAATGGGCCAAGTCGCGGACGATCATGTCCGCGACCGAGGCCGAGGCGGCCCAGATCGAAAAGCGGGTCCGTGGACTCGCCAACATCCGGCCCCAGAGCCAGACGCTGCTCGCCCAGGGCTTCTACCAGACGCTCTCCTCGGGGATCACCGACTCCGCCGACGCCCTCTTCGTTCTGGACGAGGCCGCCATCGCCGCCACCGCGGGAGCCACCGACGTCTTCACGGCCGTGGACGTCGGCACCACGGTCCTCAACGCCTTCGGGGGCGAGGTCCAGGACGTCAGCCGGATCTTCGATGTCCTGTTCTCGGGGGTCAGGGAGGGGAAGTTCACCTTCGAGGAGATCGCCGCCTCGATCGGGACGGCAATCCCCATCTTCGCCCAGGGGGGGTTCGACCTCGAGCAGCTGGTGGCCGGGTTGGCCACCCTCACCAAGGGCGGCATCAAACCCGACGAGGCGGTCACCGCCCTGCGGGCGGCGATAGTCAGTCTGCTCAAGCCGGCCGAGGAGGCCCTCCAGACCGCGGAACGGTTGGGCATTGCCTTCGACATCCAGAGCGTGGCCGCCCGGGGCCTGGTTCCCTGGCTCCAGGAAGTGGCGGAGAAAACCGAGGGCAACCAGGAGGAGATCGCCAAGCTCTTCCCCAACGTCAGGGCCCTCACCGGAGTCCTTGCCCTGGCCGGGAACCAGTGGGAGGAGTACGCCCGCATCCTCGATGTGATCCGAAACAAGTCCGTGGGGGTCGTCAGGGAGGCCTTCGACAAGGTCAACGAGACCCTGGCCGCGCAGGAGGATCTCCTCCGCAACCGCCTGCGCAACGCCTGGCTCGATCTGGGCGAAAGCGTACGGGAGTCCCTGAAATCCGGCTTGGCCGGCCTGGGGGCGCTCTTGCCCGCGAGCCTCGAAGAGCAGCTGGACCGCTTGGCCCGGCTCCGGCGTGAGCTTGCCCGCGTGGAGACCAGCGGCGATGGCCTGATCGAGACCTACGAGAACCTTGTGGACCGAAGTGATGGGTCCGCCGAGGCTCAGCGGGAGGTGACCGAGGCCATGCGGGAGCTGGCAGAGGCCTTTCCTGATGTGATCACACGGGTCGACGAGTACGGGAACGTGATCGAGATCAACACGGCCCGCCTGCGACTGTTCCGGGACGAGCTCCGCGAGACCATCAGCCTTCAGGAGAGAGATCTCTTCCAGGAGGCAGCCGGGCAAGTCGCGCGACTCTCCAAGGAACTCGGAGTGGCGTCCCTGCGGTACAACTCCATCTCGGATGCCCTGGATCGCTTGCGCCGCGGGGAACAGCTACAGCTGGCAGATGTCGTGCCCCGGGTCGCGGAAGGTGGGCTTGGACATGCCCTCGAGCGCGGCCCGGGAAGCCTCCGAGGCGAGTTCGTGACCCCAGAGCGAGTCGAGGGGATGCTGCGGGCTGCCCGCGTTACGCTGGCCCAGCTGCAGCAGGAACTCAGGGCGGCCACCATCGACCTAGTGCGTCCGGTCGTCGACGCGGGCCTGGCTGCGGCCGTGCTCGATTTCGAGAGTTTGGCGCAGGCCGTGGAGAGGGGAGAGCGTCCCGTTGAGGACCTCGACAGGGCTGTGGCCGACCTGGACAACCGATTCATTTCGCTCTTCGAGACGGCCAATCCCCAGGAGGTCCGGAAGCGGATGCTGGAGCTTGCCGAAGCCTTCCGGACCGTCGATCCACAGCTCGGCTTCCTTCCCGTCGCCGGCCCGGAGGCCCCCGGACACCAGGGATCCGGCCGAGTGGAGCAGGTGCGGAAGCTCCTGAGCGACGAGGTGCAGGCGGCGAAGGACGCGGCCCGCCTCCGGCTGGCCGAGGAGCAGCTGGCCTTCGACCGGGGGCTCCGGTCCGTCGAGGAGCACTACGCCGCCCGCCGGCGGATCATCATCGAGGCCTCCGATGCGGAAATCGCCGCCCTCGAACGCCGGCGCGCCGCCGCCTCCGAGGACGAGGCCCGGGCCAAGATCGACCAGCAGCTGGCCAAGGCCCGCACGGAGCGGGAGCGCGCCCTCGTCGAGCTGATCGGGGACCAGGAGCGCGCCATCCAGGACCTGGGGGCGGAGCAGCTCGCCCTCGAGGAGCGCCTTCTCGAGGCCCAGGGCCGCCGCCACGAACTCGCCCTGCGGAACATCGAGACCGAGATTGCCCGGGCGGACCTCCTCCTGCGCCGGCTGGGCGCGCCGGACGACCTCCGGACAGCCGAACTCGACCGTATCCGGGGGATCCTGGGCGCTCAAGTCGAGTTCGAGGAAGTCGGGCGGCGGGCCGAGTTGGCGTTCGGATCCCTGGAGACCGCCCGCCGGCGGATCTTCGACCAGGTGGACGCGGGCCTCCTCTCCCAACTGGAGGCCGAGCAGCAGCTGGCCGAGCTCGAGAAGGAGCGCACCGCCCAACTACGAGCCTTCGCCGCGGCGATGCTCGCGGCGGCCAGGGCCACGGGGAGCCCCGAGGCCATCGCCTCGGCGGAAGCCTTCGCGGGGGCCATCGAGCGGATCGGCCTCAACGCGCAGACCACGACCAACCTCCTCCGCCGATTCAAGGCAACCGCCATCGATTCGACCGAGCGGGCGCTCACCGACTTCTTCGACACCGGGATCAGCGGGGCGGAGAACCTCGGCCAGGCATTCCGCAACATGGCCGCTTCGATCGCTGCAGACCTTCGGCGGCTGAGCTCGCAACTCCTCGCGTCCCAGATTCTGCGGTCCCTTCTCAGCCTCGCAGGTGGGGGGGGCGGTGCCGGAGGGTTCTTCAGGCCCGTGGCGATGGCCCATGGGGGGCTTCTCCGGGGTGAGGGAACGGGGACGTCGGACTCCAACCTCGGCCTCTTCTCCGACTACGAGTTCATGGTCCGGAGCGCCGTCGTGAAAGAACCGGGCGTCCTGGACCACCTGGTCCGTCTGAACCGGGAGGGCGGGGGCTTCTTGCGCCACGAGCTCAAGAGCATCTCCGACTTCCAGATCCGTGGGTACGCCGACGGGGGACTCGTCGGTGGGGGAAAAGTGGGATCGCCGGAGGACATCCACGGCCGGGTGGAGATTGGTCTCGACGACGGCTTGGTCCTCCGGGCCCTGGACACGCCCGCGGGGGGCAGGCTCCTGATCAAGGTGCTGGGAAAGGTCCGCCGAAGCGCCAGAACTGTGATGGGGGTCGACTGACCATGTGGGTAGCAGACACCGCGTCGGATCACGCGGATTTCCTGGATCGCCTCGACGCCTTCCTCTCCACGAACGGCCCCGCGTTCGGCCTGGCCTATTCCGGTGTCGGGGATGGGGAGTTCACCGCCTACAACGGAGGGCCGGACTCCGTGGCGGAGACGTTCACGATCACCGCCACCTCGGCCACGAACTTCACCGTGGTGGGGTCGGTGACCGGGGCACTCCCCGACGCCACGGTGGGGGTGGCCTACGACGAGGCAGAGATCAAGTTTACCCTCGTGGCGGGGGGGACCGCCTTCCAGGCCGGGGACGAGTTCACCATCTCGACCGCCCCGAAGGCCGTCACGCTCCGCCGAGCCTTGGGCTGCAAGGTCACCGCCACGCAGGGCAACACGGGCGTGAATGGGGCCCAGAACCTGGTGGACGGGAAGGTGAGCGACAGTAGCCGCTACTGGAGGGTTAGCAGCCCCATCACGTTGCCACAGGTGGTGGAGTTCACCTTTTACGAGCCCGAGACCATCACCGTGTACGGGATGCAGCAGTTCACCAGTGGCTCTGCCAACGGTCCAAAGGCCTGGACGCTCGAGTACTGGGACGGCTCCAGTTGGGTGGTCCTCGACACCCAGGCCGATGTCACGGACTGGCATGAGACCGAGGCGAAGACCTGGTCCATCGGATCCCCGGTCTCCGCGGCCCTCTACCGACTGGTAATTACGGCGGTCAATTTCGCGAACGCTCTGATTTTGGGATCGGTGCAGATGTACCGATCGGATGGGATCGACGCGGCGGTCTCGCAGGTGATCTGGCAGCTCGCGGGAAACGATGGGGATTCCGAGATCTTCCTCGGGGCTCACATCATCGAGCGCGAGGACGCCGACTAACACGACCTGGAACTTGCCGCCTTCGACAACTACCAGGCGGGCTCCCGGTTCCACCAACAGGCGGGGTTCGTGGGGAAGCGGTTTCTTCCACTCTGGGACAACGCCATTCCCTACTGGTTCATCTGTGACGGGAGATCGGTTCGCATTGTCGCTAAGATCTCCACTCAGTACGAACCTGCGGTCCTGGGCCTCCTCGACCCCTACTTCTCGCCGGACCAGTGGCCCTACCCAATGTGTGTGGGCGCCCCGATTGCTCTTGGCTCTCTTCCCTCCTGGGAAAACGTGGGCTTCCGGTGGTCGAACTCGACCGACCGGCACCGCGCGCCCACCCATGCCGACACCGGTGGCTTCACTTCGCCCTTCGACCCCGAGGAGTCGCAACTCGTAGTCCGGGATCTGAACGGGCTGTACGAGGCAGTCACGGGGACCGTCAACGACAGCATCGGGTCGTCGCCGACCAGCGTGCAGGCGATCATCTGGCCGACCCGCTGCGGTATGTCGAAGCTGGACCGCAACATCGACGGATCGGTGTCCATCTGGCCGGCGATGATCAGTCTGCCCGGCCCGAACCAGCCTGGGCAGCTCCCCGGCATGGGTCTGGTCACCGGCCAGGACGTGACTGCGGAAACCCAGGTCAAAAAGGGAGCCATCAACTGGCTCCTCATCCCCAACATCACCCGCACCGACCGCGACGACTGGCTCGCGGTCGCGTTGGACTGACTGGAAGGAGTCACCCGATGCCCGCCGGATACTCGACCGGGGTCGCCTCTTCCCCCGTGAATCTCCTGCAGACACTGGTCACCTGGCTCGTCACCCAAGGCTTCACCCAGGAGCATTCCGCCTCCGAGGGGGGTGGCTGGGCGGCCGCGCTCTCCATGGGGGGGATCTACGCCGTGTTCCGCGCGGCCATGAATGAGGAGATCTGGCCGAAGGCAGCGGGCGGATCCCACGACTCGGGCACGGGCGGCTACGGGATCGGGTTCTATCTCGCCGATGGGTGGGACGGTGGTGAGAGCTGGTTCGAGCAGTCCGGTCGACCGGTGCGGAGTCCGGAGGGCAGCACCTGTGGGGTGGGCATGAACCTTCCGTCCGGCGCGATTGCCGGCTACCACTTCTTCCACGACGGCGACGGGAATGTGGTCGTGGTGGTCGAGCGCGAGCCGGGGGTGTTCGCCCACCTGGGATGGGGGCCGGATCTGCCCGGCGGCGGCAATCCCGAGGCCTTCCCCTACTTCTTTGGGTCCTCCCCCGCCTACATGAACACGGATCCTGACCCTCTCAACGACCGGGCGGGCGTCACGATCACCGCCTACCCGCCCATGTGCCAGGGGGACCGGGACAAAGGATCTCTAGGCGAGGTTACGAGTGATGTCCACGCGAGCGGCTACGTGCGGGTCGATGCCGTTTCGTTCGCCCCCAGATGGGTGGGGAACTGCGAGGAAGACAACGACGGGTACGGGTGGACGGGGCGTTTCCTGCGCTGCGCCCTGACCCTCGGAGAGGCGGTCGGCCAGCTGGAGGCTGACGAGTACCCGGACTATCAGTACTGGGGATCCAGGGTCCACCAGGCGGCCTACGTGGGCTCCACCCTGCTCCCGCTCCACCTCTTCCTCGAGACCGCGGCCGCCCGCTGGGCTCCCATCGGCTACCTGCCGACGGTGTTCTGGTGCGAGGCGGTCGGGCACGGCTACGCAAAGGGCCAGGTCTATCAGGTCGGCGGGCAGGACTACATGGTGTTTCCGAGATTCGCGGTGCGGAAGGACGCCTGATGACGGTCCTTCCGGGCGCCCTGAACCTGGACCCCGCGGGCGGGGCCGACCTGGCCGGCGCCACTCTTCCGCCCCCCACGGAAGAAGCCCTTCACCTGGTCGGGGATTGCATCGCAGGGGTGGGGGCCCTGGCGGATCCGCGGCCGGTGGCGTTCTCCGCCCTGGGAGTGGAGGCCCCATCCCATGGGCTCGCAGTGTTTGGTCGCATCCACGTGATCCCCCGCTTCGTGGACGTCGGCCAGGTGATCTCGGAGAAGGAACTCCTGATCGAGGTCTGGAACGCCTTTCGGTGGCGGGCCCGGGCCCTCACCGACATCACCGTCGAGGGGCCCCCTGGCATCTCGGTGATCGATCATCTCGGTATCCCCGCGGACTACCCAGCCACGGACTCCCAGATCTACACAGTCCGGGTTTCGGCTGAGGGTGGCCCGGTGATCGACAACCTCGTGACCTGGGTCTTCGCCACCATCGATCCCGAGGGGACGAACCTCACCATCGTAGGCTTTCGGCTGATCCCGTTGTCCTTCCAGCCCAACATGGAGAGCGCCATCGTCGAGCGGTTCGGCTTCTTGACCGACGTCCAGGAAGCCTTCGACGGGACCGAGCAGCGCCGGCGCCTGCGACGAGTCCCGGTGGGCTCCATCTCCTACTCGGTCCTGCTCCTTGAGCTCCGCGACGTCCAGATGGCCAACGCCATGCTCTACGGCAACCAGACCCGAGGCTTCGGGGTCCCCCGCTGGCAGTTCCAGCAGCCCCTCACCGCCGACGCCCTGATCGGCTCCTTCGAGGTCCTGGTGGACACCACCTACCTTCCCTTCGAGGTCGGGGGTCTCGTGTTCCTCTGGCAGTCAGCATACCAATGGGAGGCGCAGACCATAGCGGAGGTCCAGGCGGACCGCCTCGTCCTCACGACCGGCCTCCGGAACGAGTGGTCGGCCCAGAAGACGCGGGCGGTCCCGATGGTGGTGGGGCGCCTCTCCCAGGAGGAGACCATCCGCTGGCTGAACCTGATGGTGGGTGAGCAGGACCTGGTCTTCGACATCGACGGGTTCCGGCCATGACGTCGTACGAGGGTATCGACGTCCTCGAGCTGAACTACAACCGCGTCGGGGTCATCGAGGAGCGACTCCGCCGGAAATTCGTTCTTCTGGATGGCTCCACCGGCATCCGCCAGGCTGACGAGCAGTCGCCGGCGCCGGCGCCGGCGAGGCCGTTCACGTGGACCGCCTTCGGGCGGGCGGAGATGGCGGCGATGCGGGACTTCCTCGACGCGCGCGCGGGCCGCGCAGAGCCCTTCTGGTTCCCCTCCTACCAGTGGGACCTCCGCCTGGCCGCCGATCTGGACGTCACCGAGACGATCGCCACCATCCAGTGGGTCCGGTACGGGCAGCAGATGTTCGGATCGACCGGCGGTCGCCGCCATGTGGCGTTCTGGAACTTGGGGCTGGGGCAGATGGACTACTACCGGATCGTCGACTCGACGGACCCGGGAGATGAAATCGAGGAGTCCATCACCCTGGATCCGGGAGCCGTCCGGGACTACGGTGCGGCACAGACCGTCATCTCCTTCCTCAAGCTCTGCCGCCTGGACACCGATCTCACGGAGATCTCCTATCCCAGCACGGAGATCGCCCAGGCCACGATCATGGTCCGGGAGCTCCCCATGGAGGCCCCGGTATGACGTTCGCGGACCGCGAGACCAGCCGCCACGGCGCCGAACCAGTCGAGTGCTATCACTTCTCGGCTGGCGCGCAGACCTGGCGCTGGACCTCGGCCGACAGGGTGATCACACTCCCGATAGGCATCTTTGTTCCCCACCCCATCAGCAGGGACGAAAGCGAGTTCTCAAAGGAGGACACCGGCGAGACACCCCGCCTGAAAGTGCCGAGGGACAACGAGGTGGCGCAGCTGTTCGTCGGGGAGCAGCCCACTGCGTTGGTCCGGCTCTCCATGTACCGGGCCCACCGGGACGACGAGAGTCTCTACCTGCCCTGGTTCACCGGCCAGGTCAAGTACGCCCAGTTCGAGGAGTCGGAGGCCATTCTCGAGTGCGCGAGTTTCATGGCCACGCTCAACACGGACTTCCCGACCGTGTCCGTGCAGGCACCCTGCAACCGGATCTTCGGTTCGGCCGAGTGCGGGGTTGATCTGCCCAGCGTCCAGGACGCGGTGAACGTGACCACCGTGGACGGGGCAACCATCGTCTCCAACGACTTCGCCTTGCGGGCGGATCAGTGGTTCCGCGGGGGGCGCTTGCTCAAGCTCACCACCGGAGAAGTCCGCTTCATCAGCGACCACGTGGGGGACACGATCACCCTCCTGAGCCCCATGCCGGGGCTGGTCTCGGGAGACGACGTCCTCGCTGAGTGGGGATGCGACCACCTCGAAGACACGTGCAGGAACAAGTTCGCCAACATCGTGAACCACGATGGGCTTGCGCGGCTTCCTTCCCGGAATCCCTTCTCGCAGAGGATCGACTGATGTCCTTCCTGGTCACGGTCCTAATCTACATCGGGAGCACGATGCTCTACGAGGTGCTCCGGCCGCGCCCCAAGATCACACCCAACAGCCTTGGGGATTTCAGTTTCCCGACGATCGGCCAGGGGAGGCCGCTGCCGAAGCTCTGGGGCACCGCCAAAATCGAGGGCGGCGTCGTGGGTTGGTACGGCGATCTCTCCAGTCAGCCCATCTACGGCCCGGGGGGATTCTGGATCTTCTCTCCCCCGCCCGAGATCGGGGTTCGGTACTTCCTCGGCATCCAGCTGATCCTCTGCTCAGGGCAGCTCGACGAGGTCCTGGGGATCTACGTGGATGACCGCCTGGTCGAGCCCGACATGGTGACGGTGACCGCTCACCGGACGGAGTTCACGCTGAACCAACCCAGCTTTCTCGGGGGGGGGACCAAAGGGGGGGGCGTCGTCGGGGACTTCTTCGTGTACCACGGCACGCCCACGCAGCTGGCCGACGACTACTTCGAGGCGCAGATCGGGAAGGACCTCCCAGCCTGGCGCAATTGGGCCTATCTCATGGTCCGGGGGGCGCACGTCGTGGCGAACTCCTCGGTGGTGCCGCAGATCGCGGTGGTGGCGAGGTCTACACCCAACCAGCTGGGGCTCACGGGAGGAGCGGAGAACATCGACGGGGACGCCAACCCCGCCGCCATGATCTTCGACCTGTTGACGTCGGCCCAGGGGAAGAACGGCCTGGGGGGTGCGCCTGGCCTGATCGACACCGTCGCGCTCCGGGCCGCGGGGCAGACCCTCCAGACCGAGGGGATGGGGCTCTCCATGCTCGTGACGAGCCGCGCGACGGCCCGGGAGTTGCTCCTGGACATCTTCGCCCACATCGACGCCGTGGGGTACGTGGATCCCCGAAGCGGCCTGTTCAAGGTCGAGCTCGTCCGCCCGGGGTACGACCCGGGAACACTCCCCGCCCTGGACGAGTCGAACTGCACGGTACGGAGCTTCTCCCGGCCCGCCTGGTCCGAAACGCGCAACTGGCTCACGGCGACTTTCATCAGCCGCGAGGAGAACTTCAGCCGGGGCCAGGTGCAGCACATCGAACAGGCCTCCGTGCACGCCCAGGCGGGGCGCGTGTACCGCAAAGAGGCCAGTCTGGAGGGCTTCTCGAACGCCGCGAACGCCCAGCAGGCCTTGGGGCGACTTGCCCGGGCGCTCAGCTACCCCTTGGCCACCATGGAGATAGTCGCAGACCGCACCGCCTGGGACTTCCGTCCCGGGACCCCCTTTGTGCTCGACTGGCCACCCCTGGGGATCTCGGGGATGGTCTGCCGGGTCATGGAGATGCGGCCCGGCACCCTCACGGACGGGAAGATCGTGATCGACGCGGCCGAGGATGTCTTCGGGCTTGATCACACGGGCTACACCCCGCCCCCGGACACCGCCTGGGAGGATCCGGTGGGTGATGCGCCTGCCCTCACGGACTCCGCGACGACCGGCGCCCCCTACCCCGCCGTCGAAGGCCTGTCCACCGGCGAGGCGCGCGGCGTCGTGATGGCCTCCAGAGGCCTGGACACGGTCACCCTGGGATACGAGGTCCAAGCAAAGGTCGGGGGGAACTTCGGCCCCAGCACGGAGATCAACGTGTTCACGCCGTCGGGGCTGCTCGAGGCGGATATTGGCGAGGACGCCGTGCAGCTCGGGGTGCTCGACGGACCGGATACTGAGTTTATCGAGTCCGTCTCCCAGTCCGACTTCGCGCGGGGGGTCAACGTCGCTTGGATCCAGACGGCGGGGGGGGCCGACGAGTTCATTGCCTTCCAGACCGTGACCGTGGGGGTGGGGAAGATCACGTTGTCGGGGCTGGCCCGCGGCTGCATCGACACGGTCCCCAGAGCCTTCGCGGCCGGGACGCGGGTCTGGTTCATCTCCTACGGGTCAGGGGGGCCGATCGGGGTGGAGACCCCCTCACCGCCGGCGATCGCCGCCACGGCCGAGGTGCGATTCATGCCCTTCAACAATCAGTACTCGGCGGATTCTGGGCTCTCCGCCGTGAAGTCGTTCACATCGACTCGCCCGGAACGATCTGAGCTCCCCTATCCGGCCACCCAGGTGAAGTTCAACACCCTGAATTATCCCGACGAGATCTCGGGCGAGCTCACGGTCTCTTGGGAGCACCGGAACCGCCTGGACACCTGGTCCTACGCGGCTTCCGGCTACACCAACCTGCCGGAGGACGGGGTCACGTACACGGTGAAGGTCTGGGGGGAACTGGGGACGCTCGTGCACACGGAGACGGGGATCACGAGCAACACCTGGACCTACGATGAGGCCACGGAGATCGCTGAGTCGGGGCTGGGGCGGCTGAACGACCACCTGGAGGTGGAGGTGATCACGATTCGCGGCGTCGACCAGGGGCGCTTCTCCGTGGTCTGGGAGTTCGACCGGGTGTAGGGCTTGCAACGGTGGGCCTGCTGTTTCAAGATAGGTGTGGGGGTTGCGCTTGCAAGGGGTGAGATGTGGCCTTCCGACGTGATGAGCCGCGCTGGCGTACGCGCTTCGGTAGCTGGGTCGGTCAGGTTACCGTCCAGGCCATCGTGGCACAGCTCGGTGAGGCCGAGGCCACGCGGGTCACGCCGAACGCCGTCTACCAGTGGCTCGCGGGACACTCCCCCAGCCCCACCCGCGCCGGCGCCCTCGTGCGCCTCTCCCGAGGCCAGCTCACATACGAGGCCATCTATGCGCACAGGAGCGAGATGCGGGCGCTCGTGAAGACGAGCTGATGCCGACGAAGATCTCCGTTACGGTGGACACCAGTCAGCTCCTCCTCAAGCTGAGGAAGGGGGAAAAGCGCCTCGCCTTCTCCACCGCCAACGCCGTGAACCAGACCGCGATCCGCATCCAGGCCGCGCACCGCGAGGCGATCCAGAGGGAGTTCACTGTCCGCAAGAAGGACTTCATCCTGCGGCAGGTAGCCATCATCAAGCCGTTCGCCAACGCCAAGCAGAACCGGCCGTATGCGGAGATCTCGGTCGGCCAGCGTCCCCGGCTCCTGCTCTCCGTGTTCGAGGCGGGCGGCGAGAAGGAGCCGGTCAAGGGCCGGCGAGTGGCTGTGCCGATCACCGGATCGCCGGCGCGCCCCACGTTCCGCCAGAGTGTGCCGAGAGAGTTTCAGTTTACGAGGCTGCGGTTCAAGATGAGCCGACCCCGGGGGACCACCAGAAGCGGTCGACCGCGGCGTCAGCGTTCAACTGGCGGCGTCCTATACGGTGAGGACGGCACCTATCTACTGCCCAAGGTGGGGGTCTTCCAGAGGACGGATAAGGGGTCCGAGTTGCTGTATGCCTTCGAGGAGTCTCCCGAACTCAAGGCGCGACTGAACTTCGTGCAGCGCTCGCGGCGAGTCGCGCGCCGTTGGTTTGGCGAGGAACTGCAGAGACAGACGATCGACGCTCTCCGCCACGCTGGGTTCAGGTGAGGCGCGATTGTGCGTCCTGCCCGCTTGCACGCGGTCTGATGGGTCGCCGGGGGGGCGGTCGGGGCGCGGGTCCTTCCTGGGCGAGAGACGAGGGTGACGGCGATGTCCGCGTACACGCAGTCGCAGGGTCCGGGAACAAGGCACCGTATACCAGAGCGTCCTAGGGTGGCCCTGATGTCCGCCCGGGCGTACGCCCGGCACCGTGGAATCCATCACTCTTCGGTTCTGCGGGCGATCCAGCAGGGCCGAATCACCCGACGGGGTGACGGGAAGATCGACGCCAAGAAGGCCGATCGACAGTGGGAGGCCTCGACCGACCAGTCGAAGCCCCTCAACTCGGTCACCGGCAAGCCGAAGCACCGGAAGAAGAACGGCATGTCGGCCCCCGTGGAGATGGCCGGGGCGCCTGAGCCCTCCGGAAACGGCATGAGCCAGACGGCCCGGACCTACGCCGATGCCCGCGCCCGCCGCGAGGAATTCAAGGCGAAACAGGCCGAGCTCGAGTACGCCCGGGCCGTGGGGCGGTTCCGGGACGTGGACGAGGTCAAGGCGGCCGCCTACCGTGCGGGCCGGCAGTCCCGCGACCGCCTCCTCGCCGCGCCGGCGCGGCTGGCCCCCCAAGTCGCCGCGGTGACCAACGTCCGGAAATGCCGCTTGATTCTCGACGAGGCCATGCGGGAACTGTGCGCCGAGATTGAACGGCTCATGGAGGAGACGTGAGGCTTACCACCGCCGAGGAGGTCTTCCGAGAGGCGTATGCCGCCGGCTGGAGCCCGCCTCCTCTGTTCACGGTGAGCGAGTGGGCCGAGGCACACATCGTCCTGCCCCCGGAGGTGAGCAACGAGCCCGGGCCATGGAGGACTGCGAGGGTGCCCTACCTCCGGGAGCCCATGGACCGTCTCTCAGAGAGCGACCCGAGCCAGAAACTGGTCCTCATGTTCGCGGCCCAGACCGCGAAGACGTCGCTGATCAACAACGCGATCGGCTACGCCATCGACCACGCCCCCGGGCCCATGCTCTTCGTGATGCCCACCTCGGACATGGCCAGGGGGGAATCGAAGCAGCGCCTGGCCCCGCTGATCGAGGCCAGCGCTGCGCTCCGGGCGAAGGTCCTCCCTCCCCGCTCGCGGGATTCTGGCAACACGATCCTGATGAAGGAGTTCCCGGGCGGCTTCCTCCTCATGGCCGGGGCGAACTCCCCCACCGGTCTCCGCCGGATGCCCGCCCGCTACGTCTTCCTTGACGAGGTTGACGGCTATCCCGGGGACGTCGGCGGGGCGGAACGCGGCGAGGGGGATCCGGTGTCGCTGGCCGAGAAACGAGCCACCACCTTCAGCCGCAGGAAGATCGTCCTCACCTCCACGCCCTCCGTGAAGGGGATCTCTCGCATCGAGGATGAGTTCCTGGCCACGGACCAAAGGCGCTACTACGTTCCGTGCCCCCACTGCGGGAACATGGACTGGATCCGGTGGGAGAACATCCGCTGGCCGAAGGCGGACCCCGCCGCGGCCGAGCTCGCCTGCCTGGCCTGCGCCAAGCTCATCCCCGAGCACCACAAGCAGGAGATGCTCGCCGCTGGCGAGTGGCGCCCGACTGTTGAGGAGCCCGCCTCCGAGACCCTGGGCTACCACCTCTCCGCCCTCTATTCCCCCCTGGGCTGGAAGTCCTGGGCGGAGTGCGTGAGCGAATTCCTGGCCGCCACGTCCAACCCTCTCAAGCTCAAGGTCTGGGTGAACACGGTCCTGGCCGAGACCTTCGAGGAGCGGGGGGACTCCGTCGACCCGACGCAGCTGGCAAACCGCCTCGAGACCTACGAGGCGGATGTGCCGGCGGGGGTAGGGGTGCTGGTCTGCGCGGTCGACGTCCAGGGGGACCGCCTCGAGGCCCAGGTCGTGGGGTTCGGCGCCGGCGAGGAGTCCTGGCTGATCGCCTTCACCCAGATCCACGGCGATCCCTCCAGGGAGCCCAGCGGGGAACTCCCCGGGGTGTGGTTCGAGCTGCACGAGTTCCTCCTCCAGGAGTTCGTCCACCAGTCCGGGCGGAAGATGCGGATCGAGTGCACCACCGTCGACTCCGGTGGCCATCACACCGAGGAGGTCTACCGGTTCTGCCGGCCCCGGCTAAACCGCCGGGTGTTCGCCGTGAAGGGCGGCTCGGAGCGGGGGAAGCCCGTGCTCCCGGCGCGCCCGAGCGACCGGAATCAGTACCGCGCAAAGCTCTGGACCCTCTGCGTGGACACGGCGAAGGAGATCGTCTTTTCGAGACTCCGGATCGGGACCCGGGGCCCGGGGTACGTCCACTTCCCCGACTGGACCGACGAGGAGTACCTCGCCCAACTGACCGCCGAGAAGGCGGTCCGGCGGTGGGTGAAGGGTCGGGGGACCGTTCGCGAGTGGATCAAGCTCCGGGAGCGGAACGAGGCACTCGACCTCTGGGTCTACACCGTCGCCGCGCTCCTGATCCTGGGGCCCGGGCTGATCCGGTCCCTCCCGGAGCGGGCATCCGCCTTCGCGCGCCCCCTCGAGGAGGATGAATCCGCCGAGGCCGACCCTACTCCCCGGGCGCGTCGCCGGCGGAAAAACTGGGTGGCTGGCTGGAGGTAGTCCGGTCGCCGGCGGTCGGAGGCCTCCACCGGCGGACGGTGGCCGCAAACGGTGGCCGCAAGCTGGTGCAATTCCTTCGTTTATAGCCAATGTAAAAAAGCGCCCCCCCCGTCGATTCCTCTTGCATCCAGCTATACATGCTGTATACTCCTCTATGTCGGCGATGGGGCCGACACCACCCGCGCCTCGGGG